GTAGTTTTACTTGGCATGGTTACAATGTGTCTATGGTAAGAAAAGTAGACAATGCCGGCCTATATCAAATGGCTAGAGATTTTTATAACTCTTTGAAAAACAGTCAGCAAAAAGCTGCAGCTGTAACACAAGAGGAATCTAACTACTAATTCTACTCTTATGGAGCAGATAGGAGCGGCAAAGCGAGAGTGGAGCCGCTCCGACCCGGGATCTTTATGGTTGAAAAATTTATAGAATTATTTACTGGATACCAAGGCGACTTTGGTATTGCCGATATGTCTTCGGCACAATTAGACACTGACAAAAACAAACTCAAACCAAACTATGAGTGGGCTGGTAGACCAATTACACAAGGTGATTATAAAGATCACATTGAAGGTAAAATATCTATTGGTATACAACCATGTAGATTAGATAAAACAGTTCAGTTTGGTTGTATTGACATAGACTCAAAAGATTATTCAAGTTTTAAAGTTGAAAATTATCTAGCATTGTTTCAACAATTTAAATTACCACTAATACCATTGTTATCTAAGAGTGGAGGATTGCATTGTTATTTGTTTTTAAAAGAACCCATACCAGCTGTCGATCTAATCTCGGCATTGAAGTCTTTTCTTCTGCCACTTGGATTAGATCCTGACACAGAGGTTTTTCCAAAACAGAAAGAATTAAAGGAAGATGACAAAGGCGAAATAAAACCAGGTAACTTTATAAACTTACCTTACTACAATAATGGTAGCACAAAAAGATATGCAGTTGATAAAGATAATAACAAATTAGATTTAGAAAAATTTATAGAAGTTGCTAATCAAAGCAAGATTGGTAAACAAGAACTAGAAAAACTAGTAGATGAAACATACAGAAATATATTAATAGGTACAGATCCAGAGTTTGAAGATGGTCCACCATGTTTAGCATTGTGTTCAAAACGAAAACTAGATGATGGCAGAGATAGGTTTATGTATAACTACATGGTCTTTGCTAAAAAGAAATACAAAGACAAATGGCCAGATCAAGTTGCAAAAGCAAACTATAGTTATCTAGAAGACCCATGGGATAAAACAAAACTAGATTCTAAAATAACTGCATGGAAAAAAGATACTGCAGGTCATACTTGTTATGAAGATCCAATACAAAGTAAATGCATGCGTACACTTTGTTTCTCAAGACCGTTTGGTGTTAAGTCAGATAGTATTACAATGTTTCCTGACATCACAGATTTTGAAATTATAATGTATGCAGAACCAGAATATAGATTCAATGTTGTACTACCCGATGGAACTAAAGAAGGTGTTGTTGCAAACCACAGAAGATTAATTACAAAACAAACTGAGTTGTTAGATTTAATATGGGAACAGACAGGTATCTACCATGAACCATTAAAACCAAAAGATTTTAGAGCAAAACTAACAGAACTTAGAAAAGGTTCTACTAAGATATCACCTCCAGCAGGTACACAAATAGAAGATAGATTGAATGAAGAACTATATCAATATTGTGTCAATGGTCCACGTGCAAAAAACAGAATACAAATCAACAGTGGTTCTTGTTTGACAGAAGAAGGTTTTCATTTATTTAGATTTAATTCTTTTATAGATCACCTAGGATCTAGTTGGAAAATACCAGAGGAAAGAATAGCACAGAAACTAAAAGATAAATGTCAAGTTGAGTTTAATCATTCATTAAATGTAGATGGTAAAACAATTAAAGTATGTAGACTAAAACAATTACATATAGATAAGATAGAATATAAACCAGTTGAAAGAAAAGAGAGTAACTACTAATGAGATATAAGGTAGTAGGTCCACCAGGCACAGGTAAGACAAGAAGATTGTTAAATGAAGTACAGAAGTATGTGGACAAAGGCACACCGCTAAATCGTATAGGTTACTTTGCTTTTACTCGTAAAGCTGCGGGTGAAGCAAGAGATAGGTTTTTAAAAATAAAAACAGAACTTACCAAGAAAGATATAAAATACTTTCAAACGTTACACTCACTAGCATTTAATAGACTAGGTCTTAGAGAAGAAAACGTTATGCAAGATCTTAACTACAAAGCAATCGGTGATAGCTGTGGCATACAAATTAAATACGCGTCATATGAAACCAATAATTGGAATGGTATATTTTCATCTGACAGTGAGTATCTAGGGTTAATTAATTTAGCAAGAGTAAAACAAATATCTGTATTAGATCAGTTGGATTTAAACGAACACCTATCTAAAATTGAAAGAGACAAACTAGATGCAATAGAAAAAGAAATTAACAACTATAAAAAAGTACATGGTCTTATAGATTTTACAGACATGATACAAAAATTTTTAGATACAAAAGATGTACCAGAGTTTGATGTTATATTTGTAGATGAAGCACAAGATCTTTCCCTAATACAATGGTCTATGATAAATAAAATAGAACAAGATACAAAGTGTGATGTGTGGGTAGCAGGTGATGATGACCAAGCTATATTTGGTTGGGCCGGTGCAGATGTAGATTCTTTTATTGACTATGATGCAACAGAAATACCACTTACAAAATCAGAAAGAGTGCCGAGTAGTATACAGAAAATTGCATTAGATGTCATTGATAGAATACAAGATAATAGAATTGACAAAGAGTATTTTCCAAAGTCTGAATTTGGTGAAATTTACGAAAGATATAAACTATCAGATATAGATATGTCTACAAGTGATTGGTTAATACTTACAAGAACTAAATCATTATTAAAACCAATACCAACTTATTTAAAAAAGAAAGGTTTATTTTTTAATACAACACAAGGAAATAGTATTGGTAAAAGTTTGTATGAGGATATACAATACTGGTCTCAATTACAAAAAAAGATCACTCTTCCTGATATACAATTACAAAGAATTAAAGAAAGAATAAAAGGACCAATGAATCTATCATTAAAATGGTATGATGCATTTAACAATGTATCTGACAGTCAGATAACTTACATGAAGTTATTGTTACTTAACAATGAAGATCCAACTAAAGAAGCAAGAATAAAAGTATCAACGATACATGGTGCAAAAGGTGGTGAAGCGACTAACGTTGTTTTGTTTTTAAACCACACAGCAAATACACTTAAAGGAGCAAAAAAATCTATACAAAAACAAGATGAAGAATATCGTGTTTGGTATGTAGGTATCACAAGAACTATGAAAAATTTATACTTAATAAAATGTCCAAACAAATCTAAGGAGTTTAAAATATGAGCGACGATCCATACTTAAAACAAGTTTCAGGTACACATTATATGTACATGAAAATACAGCCAGCAGAATTTATAAACAAGAATAAATTGCTTTTTGCAGAGGGGAATGCTATAAAATACATATGCAGACACTCTCACAAAGGCGGAGTAGAAGACATAGATAAAGCTATACATTATTTAGAAATGATAAAGGAAAGAGACTACAATGCCGAGTAAATCTATAATTAAAAAAACTATTAAAGTTGAAGACAAGTATATGTTTGATTTAGAAATATATCCTAGATTAGTTTCATGGGAGATATATCCTAAAGATCACCACGCTGCTTTGTATGCTTTTAGTAATAAAGATAAACTAAATAAAATAATAGAAGAAGAACATATTTATGAACCTAAAAAATAATATGATATTTAAAGCACAGACAGAATGGGTTAAACCTACTGAGTTTCCGGATTTAAGATTTTGTGATGAGATTGCAATTGATTTAGAAACACATGATCCAGAATTAAAAACTATGGGCTCAGGTTCTGTAGTTGGTAAAGGTAAAGTTGTTGGCATTGCAATTGCAACAGATGGCTATGCAGGGTACTTTCCATTCGATCACGAGGGTGGTGGTAACCTAGAAAAAAGTAAAGTAATTCAATGGTTTACAGATATTTGTGCATCTAACTCTACTAAAATATTTCACAATGCAATGTATGATATCTCATGGATTAAAGCTATGGGTATAAAAGTTAATGGAAGAATTGTTGACACCATGATTGCAGCATCACTTGTTAATGAGAATAGATTTAGATTTGATCTTGGATCATTAGGTTGGGATTATTGTGGTCAAGGTAAGAGTGAGGCAGAACTAAACAATGCAGCAAAAGAATGGGGACTAGATCCTAAAGCTGACATGTGGAAGATGCCTGCAATGTATGTAGGTAACTATGCTGAACGTGATGCAGAATTAACTTTAGCACTTTGGAAAGTTATGCAAAAAGAAATTATAGACCAAGACCTTCAATCTATTTTTGATTTGGAAACGGATCTTTTTCCTTGCCTGGTCGATATGCGATTTCTTGGCGTGAGAGTGGACGTTCAAAAAGCTCATACACTGAAGCAACAGCTAGCGAAACAAGAAGAAACATTACTCCAAAAAGTAGAAAAAGAAACAGGAGTACAAACTCAAATATGGGCAGCGCGGTCGATAGCCAAAGTCTTTGATAAATTAAACCTGGAATACGAACGGACAGCAAAAACACAAGCGCCTTCATTTACTAAAAACTTTCTGTCTACTCATAATCATCCTTTAGTACAATGTATAGCAAAAGCAAGAGAGATTAACAAGGCACATACAACATTCATAGACACAATTATAAAACATGAACACAATGGTAGGATTCATGCAGATATAAATCAAATTAGATCAGATACTGGTGGGACAGTAACTGGTAGATTTTCATACTCAAATCCAAACCTACAACAAATTCCTGCACGCAACAAAGATTTAGGACCGATGATTAGATCCCTCTTTATTCCTGAGTCTGGTTGCGAGTGGGGATGCTTTGACTACAGTCAACAAGAACCAAGACTAGTAGTACACTATGCATCCCTTGATCAAGATACAAGTGTCTTTAGTGTCAAAGATTCTTACCTACAAGATGACGCTGACTTTCATACAATCGTTGCTAAGATGGCAGACATACCAAGAAGTCAAGCTAAAGTAATTAATCTTGGTTTGTTTTATGGTATGGGTAAAGCTAAACTACAAGCAGAACTTGGTGTATCAAAAGAAAAAGCAGAAGAACTATTTTCTATCTATCATGAAAGAGTTCCGTTTGTTAAAAGTTTAACAAGGTCTGTATCTAACAGAGCACAACAACGTGGACAGATAAGAACTTTACTTGGCAGACTTTGTAGGTTTCATTTATGGGAACCAAATAGTTTTGGTATGCATAAAGCATTACCTTTTGATCAAGCTGTCCAGGAACATGGGCCAGGTATCAAGCGTGCTTATACATACAAAGCTTTAAATAAATTAATTCAAGGATCTGCTGCAGATATGACTAAAAAATCAATGTTAGAACTGTATAAAGAAGGCATTGTTGCACACATACAAGTGCATGACGAGTTGGATATTTCTGTAGAAGATGATAAAAAAGCTAAACGTATAAAAGAAATTATGGAATCTGCAGTTGAACTTGAGATACCTAACAAGGTAGATTATGAAAAAGGGTCTAATTGGGGTGATATAAAATGAGGAATATTTATGGCTTATTTAAATGCAAACATACCACCAGAGTATGCACAAATAAAAAAGGAGTACTTATATGATCTTAAAAAACATCATGGAGAAGTTGAAGACTGCATTGTGTTTGGTCTTAGCGCTATTTCAGGTCGTGCTATTCTATTCCATGCGATTATGGAGAATGGCGCTGTCTTTTATCGTCTCCCGATATCTGCCTTCATTCAGAGAGGATTTAGACCGGAAGATGTTCCAAAACGTAGACTTGATGAACTTCAGCTTTGGAATTGTTTTAGCTATTATCCTGCTGTTCATATTTGGGATTTATTAGCAGGTACTTCAGGTAAGTACATAGGCAAAGATAAAAAATGGCATCACGGTAAATATTTATTTACCGTTGACTTTGCACATCCAGAGAGTAATATACTAGACGTCGAACATTCTGAGATACCGCACGAACATAAGTGCGCACACATAATTGCATTAAATGATGGTAATTATGCAGCACAACCTAACAATAGATGTATATGGGATTTACCTTCTTTCACTGTGAAAGATAATATTCCTGACTGGAAAGTGCAAACTTCAGAATGGAACGTAGAAGATTCTGGACAATGGAAGACAGAAGACACCGACAAGTTCTTTTACGAAATTGAGGAGAAGAAAAATGATTAAAAGAGTAATAAACAGAGCAGCAAATCTTTGGAGAAGATGGGTTGTAACACCAATTAAAAAGATTTGGAGTTGGTTAACAAGCTGGATTAAATAATATGACAGTGTGTAATAAATGTTTTCACCCATGTCATTGTGGTGAGGACAAAGACTTACATGCAGATGAATATGGCATTTGCACCTGTGAAGGATGTGAATGCAAAGACAGTAATGTAGATAAAACATATGAAAACGAGGTTGAAAAAAGTAATGGAGGTTAATAGGATGAACTATTATTTTACAGGCATACTGATTGTTTTATTTTGTTTATTAGCATTTGCAAAACCAGCGTATCCAGGTTCAACTCAGACTAACACATCAGGATCTAATACTGCTATTGAGGGTGGGTATACATCTACTGCTACTACAACATACCAAACAGGGTCTAGTTCTAATACAACTACAAACTCTACAAGTAATTCTAATGTTAAGTCAGCACCGCCAAGTGCAGGTGCACCATCATACAACAGTATGACACAAGATGTTTGTGCTGTGGGTGTATCATTAGGTGTGCAAACATTTGGTTTGGGTGTTAGTGGTGGTAAGCATGTTATTGATAAGAACTGTGAAAGATTAAAATTAGCAAGAATATTAAATGACTTCGGTATGAAAGTTGCAGCTGTAGCTATACTTTGTCAAGACGAAAGAGTGTTTGAGTCTATGATACAAGCAGGCACACCTTGTCCTATAGATGGTAAAATTGGTAAAGATGCAAAAGCATTATGGTCTAAGTACGATCATGAAAGACCGGATTATGAAACATATGTCAAACGTATGAAAGATAGAGCAAAAGCTGATTTAGAAGCACAGAAACAAATGACAAAAGAATTAGAAGCTATGGACAAAGCTAAAGCAAAAGAAGAAGCTAAAAATAAAAAACAAATAGAGTGGAAAGACCCTAGATGATAGATAGATTTGTATATAAATTTTTTGGAGCGTTGGATAAAATATGTGGAGTTATAGATAAATTATTTACACCCAAAAGACAGAAAAGAAAATGAATAAAAAACCAATGAACATATCTGAAGAGGCAGCTGTACAGATGCCGATGAAGACGGTAGCATCCCTAATAATTTTAGTTGCAATGGGCGTGTTCGCATACACAGAGCTAACGGCTAGGTTAGTTTCGTTAGAGACTTCACGTGAGTTGTTTGAAAATGATTTACTTAAAAAATCTGAACAGGTCCCTGTGGACCAGGAGCAACATTTTTTATTGGAAGATTTATATAAGTCCGTAGAGAAGATGGAAGAGACTCAAGAGATGAATATGACAAACAAAGTCAACATAGAATTTTTAAGAGATCAATTAGAAAAAGCATTAAGTGATATAGAAGATTTAAAAGATAAGGTAAGAGCAAACGGAAAGGCAGCGCACTGATGCCAGAGTTAATTATAGCCTTACTTATGATTGTCAACGGAGAAATTAAGGAACATAGAATACAAGAATCTATGTCAGATTGTTTAAAAGGTAAACGTATTGCAACTCGAACAAATAAAAATAACAACATTCAGTATCAGTGCATCAAGTCGATGGCCGAGCTCGAGTCGAACATCGATGGGTCAAAGTCAATTAAAAAACTTATATTAGAATGAAATGGTTAATACCTTTTTTATTTCTATTTACTGCAGCACAAGCTGATAGTATCACAACTGGTAACTTACTTCCAAACGCAGGTGACGGCGTAGATTGGAACTCTAACGCTACTGATCAAATTAATTCAGGTAATTCATCTGGCACTGTATCTAATGGTGCAACAATAAACGGATTTGATGTAACATGCCCCGCATCTCAAGCTAACTGTGGATACAAATATAGTGTTGGTGGTGATTTTGAAGTTACTGGCACAGCTACATTATCAGTGGATGACATTGCATTAACAAATAACACTAGAACACAAGAGATGTTAGACAACGGTATAACTTTAAATAGTTATATCGATGTTGCAAACTGTGATAGTCAACCTGGTAACTGTGAAGGTAAAACAGGTAATGCAGACTCACACACAGTCACAATACAATTAAAAGATTCATCAGGTGATGTTTTATCTACAACTACACAAACAAGAACAGAGATAGTAGGGTTTCAAGGAAACTGTAACGGATACCCAGGATCAAACTCTGGAGGCCAAGCTGCAGACTGTGGACAGTACAATGATCAAGTTATTTATAATAACCACGGATCAAACAAAGTAGACTGGTCATGGAGTGGTACAGATAACAACACGGGCACAGGGCAACGAGGTGGTCCTAACTTACTAGGTGCCGCTCTTACTATGACTTACGATGATACAGTTTTAAATCAAGATGCATCAGACTCATTAGATCAAGTACAAGATGATTTAGGAAATCTAGATAATCAAGTGTTTGATGATGTACAAGAATTTTTCTTTGAAGAACAGTTTACTTTTGATGAAGAACCACAGTTTGAAATGGAAATGCCTATGGACATGCCAATGGAAACATTTCAATTTGCAGAAGAGTTTGTAGAAGAATTTTTTATGGAGATGGACCAAGAGTTTGCGATGGAACCTGAAGGTATGGAACTTACAAATGGCCCTATGATTTTATTCGCTGATGATGCAATGATGGAGGAGGTGTACGAAGAATCAAATGAAATAGTTGCAACATTTTTACCTATGATGCCAGAGGAAGAAGAATCATTTTCACAAGAAAAACCAGTTATGATGACAGATACATTTCAAGAAGAAGAAATGACAGAAGAAGAGCCGCCAATGATGACAGAGTCTTTTCCACAAGAAGAAATGATACAAGAAAAACCAGCCATGGTGACAGAATCTTTTCCACAAGAAGAAGAGATGATTGAAGAAGAGATGATTGAAGAAGAAATGTTGGAAGAACCTACAGAGATGGCTGACGAAGAAATGATAGAAGAAGAACCTACAGAGATGGCTGAAGAAGAATCTGTTGAAGAGAAACCTACAAAAATGGTACAAGCAAAAGATGAAAAGAAAAAAGAAGTTAAAGAAAAGAAACTTGTTAGCAAAACTGCTAAGAAGTCCGTTGTTCAAACCAAAAAAATTAAAGAACAAAAAGCTATACAACAGAAAAAAGCTATCGTCAAAAATCTTGCAAAAGTAATGGAAAAAGTAGACAAGGATATAAAAAATATATCTAAAAATCTACAAATAAAAAATATAATTAAAATGGAAGCTATGACCAGCCAACAAGAATCACTTGACCAGTATCAAGCGACTTCATTTTATAAGCCAAAAGATATATATTTAGATCAATTAAACATGGTAGATAATAGATTAATTTACGCAGATAAGAGTCTTGCAACTTATATTCAAAATGATAAGATGGAGATCAAAGCACGTAAGCTTCAAGAGATTAACACAAGAAAACAACAAATCTTAATGGAGTTGGAGGTACTTAAAAATGGATAAAATTAAAGGTCAACTAGCAGGAGTCGCAGCATTACTTGGTGTCATCGCAGCAATAGGTGGTGGGTTTGTTAAGTATGGTGAGATTGTAACAAAGTTAGACGCATTAGAATCACAAGAACACTCAACAGTAGATACATCAGGTATTGAAAGTGCAATAGCTGTACTAGAAGAAAAAGTTAACAAACTAGAAAATGTTGACACATCACATACACATGAACAAGTAGAACATTCACACACTGTTTCTTTAATCAACAAAAAAGAAATAGATTTATTAAAAGTACAAATAGAAGAGATAAAGGTTAGCACAAAAAATCCACTATCAAACTAAAATGAATCTTTCACGTAACTTCACTCTTCAAGAGTTAATTAAATCAGATACTGCTGTTCGTTTGGATATCAATAACAATCCTAACTCAGGTCAGATAGAGAAATTAAAAGCACTTTGTGAAAATATTTTACAGCCAGTACGTGATCACTTTGGTAGAGTCAAGGTGACTAGCGGGTTCCGTAGCGAGCAGCTGTGCCTAAAAATAGGTAGCTCGATCAACAGCCAACATGCAAAAGCTGAGG